ATATCCAGCTTTAATTGCCGCGTCTTTTTGTGACATACCGGAAACCAGCGCAATGGCGAATTTTCGCTTCTGCGCTGTTAACATGTTTACACCCTCCAAAGGGGGAAATTTTCTGCGCGTGAGAGGGGGCGAGGTGTCCAGCGCGATCGGGGTTTACTTTGGTTTATACCCCCCCCACCATTTATGAGAATGAATATCATTTTAATTAAAATGATTTCATTTGAAATCAATTTCTAATCAACTCGATAACCATTCTCATTCACATCAGATGCCGACGATTTTCCCTGATGCTGAATCGCAAGGCACGTCATATGCCAGTGCCACTTCATCGGGCTGGTTATCCCTTGCCTCTCGGGATGACTTACCGGTGTGACACCCAATGCATAACGTCCAGAGGTTCGATTCTTCATTAGAACCACCGAACTGAAGAGCAATACGGTGATCAAGCTCGCTGTCACATAAATCTACCACCCGGTCACACAAGCAGCAGTGTCCACCATCTCGCACGTATATGCGGCGCTTTAAACTGACGCGGGCGCTGCCACTAATGCGCCGGTCTTCGCTGTAGACCGGCTTAAGCCGGCGCGTATCAATTGCTTTAAGCCTTGGCTGTAACGTCTTCAGTCTGCTCATGTTGATCCAGATGAATGATGATTGGGTTCTCAGCTTGCGATTCCTGAATGTGGAACTGTACGTTGATTACTGGCAGTTCGCCCGGTGATGTAATGATGTTGGTGTTCAACTGCGGGCCGAGCAATTCACCATCAACGGCAACGCCATATCCAAAGAATTGGCCGAGCCTGTATAGCTTTGCTAATTGAAAATGTTTCTGTTTCATTTAATCAAACCTTACTGATGATCAGAATTGAGGGCTCACATCGAGACGCCAGGCGCGCCGACGTTCTTTGCGGGGTTGATTGTCAGGGTGTCGCTCGACGGTAATAACATCGGCATGCTCAACCAGCGAATAGCACGGGTAGATAACCTTGCCGCCGAGTGCATCACTTACTGCAAAGTCAGCAGCCTTTGATGTGTTCCAGTTCTGCATGATTCGACCCAATCCGGAGACGGGCGGGCTATAACAGACGCCATGCATAAGGCGTGGCATGGTTATGTAGTCGCGCTGAAGTTTATCCGCATCAATCAGGCTTACTGCTATCTGTAACTGATACTGCGGAGGGCGGCCGGTGCCGAGATAGAAACTGCAAAGATCTTCAGGGAACCGACTTAACCACTCTTTAACCTTGCCAATAAATCCTGGCACCGGAATCGCATCATCTTCACAAATCAATACACGGCAATCCTGCTGGCTGGCCCACTCGATAGCGCGCCGGTGATTCCAGTTGGCACCATTGTCCCCTTCATCAATCAGCAGATGAGCATCAACCAGGTTCGCAAGATGGCATGCCTGTTGGCGCCGGGAATGATGGCCGACAACAACAACCTTTATTTGTGCTTCCACCAGGCGAACTCCTTACCCATGCCATCATCAGATTTAAAGACAGTGTGAACCTTAGGCCCCGTAACAACACGGTCACCAAATGACTTTGCAGCCATGCCAAACGCGCCCATATCAACCGCGGTTGCTGGCGCTGTCTCCATCTTCCAGAATCGCTGGCTTTCGATGCGGTAATGAAGCCTCATGATCCGGTGCGCAAACTCCATCACGTCATCACGCGAGCCGCCGAGGAGACCGGCGTTAAGCAGTGGCTCATCGCGATACTGATCAATGAACTCGCCATATGCTCGCCCGTGGTGATTGGCCTTCATCCAGCCGTCAGCGTAAGTCTTATGCTCAGAGCCAACGTATATCGTGCCGGGCACCATCTCATCCCAAGGCTCACGCAACATCTCAACGTCAGTGCCATCCGTACACCAGACGAACCGGTATTCAGGATTAGCTCTGAGATGTTGATAGATGTGAACCCAGCGAGCAAAGTACGGACTCATCTGAACAGCCGGCACGTTAACCAGTGAAGCGCCAGCAGGTGCAGCACTGAGTTGATCCGCCAGCACAATGGCGACAGCGCCACGAATGGAAGCCGCCCAGGCTAACAGCAGGGATTCATCTGCTTTCATTGGAGCAGCGCGCTGTGGGTCTGGCTGGCTGGTCAGTAAGGTGGTAATGACCACGTCACGTTCACGCCAATAAGGGGCAAAGCCGGTATACCCACTGTCCCGCCTGCCGTTATAAATTCCGACATTGCGCTTTACTAGCGCCTCACGGTCAGGCCGTGGAACAGAACGTTCGACAGCCGCATGCTCATCCAGAGAATGAATCAGCTTTTCCGAACCAGTCACATCAGCGAAAGCCCACGTTGACAGGCCAGCGTTATGGATGCGCAGAGCCAGATCGGGATGTTCGTACATGCCGCGGCCATAAACCGGGTCAAAGCCGCCGACCTTCTCAATCGCGCTGCAGTGGTAATACAGCATCACCCCGCGCTGGCCGGTGTAAGCAACGTGCTTTTCATCTCGATACAGCACGGCCATATCTTTCAGCTTCTGTGCGCCAGCCAGATCGAGAAATTGGTAAGCCAGGTGAGGCTCGGGTGACTCGATGTATGGGACGTGCCAGTTATCGCTGATCGGATAGGCATCATCGTCCCACAGAAAAAGGTGCTCACAGCCAGCATCAATCAGAGCCTCGAGGCTCCGGTTCTTCGAAGCCACGATCCCCAGTGATTTCTCATGCCTGATTATTTCGATACCGGCGGCGGTGGCCGCTGGCGTTGAACCATCATCAATCACGATCAACTTAGCGCCAGCTGGGAAGTGCTTCAGATGCTGCTCAAGCGTCTTTGCCAGAACAGCAGGCCGGTTGTGCGTCGTGATGGCGACTCCAATCCGAGAGCCCGATTCGCACGCAGGCACATATGGGACACCATCAATAGTGACCTGCATAAATGCTCCTATAAAAAAACCGCCCGTAGGCGGTTTATCATAAAATCTTCAAGTCAGAACAAATTCTATTAACATAGATCATTAAGGGGGACTTATCCCCACCCATTTTGATGTAATTCTGAAAGAGATTGGCAAGATCTTTCCATGCATTATCAATTTCAGTAGTTTCAAATAAGTGACCGCACATTATCCACTCTTTCGTTGCCTCATTGTACGCTTCCACTAATTCACACTTTCTAAAATATATTTGAGCGTCATCTTCTGGATGATTAATCAAATCTGGAAATATCTTTACTCTTTGCTTGGCATGTTTAAAGCTTTGGTAACTCCATGAATTTGGCATTGAGTCTAAAGCATATTTAAGTCCAAGCATCGCTCTTTTGAAGGATAACTTAAATTTCATCCGCTCTTGTTCCTTCCAAGAATCAAGAGCCGTATAAGCCATCCCCAAAGTTGCTAAGGTTATTAGGGTACTAAAGATAGAAGCGCAGGTCGCCCAAAATGCATATGTGGCAGAGTCTTTTGTAGCAAGCATCGCTTGGAAAGCAATAATATTAGCGTCCATTTCACCCCCAGTTAAGTTGGCGAATAATATAATAAATCATTCTCACAGGCACTCAATGAATGCATGCTGTAATGCCTTAACAGTCGCCGTCTGGCTGTGCCACAGCACGACACGCAGCCATGCATGCAGTCTGCATATCAGTTTTGGCGATCGCCAGCCATCGCGGGTCCGCTCCATCACTGCGCAGTCTTTCAAGATGCGAGAGAAATTGGCGGCTAAGCGCCTTCAGTGAGTTCATATCGGCAATATCTTGCTCGGATAAGGTGCGGTAGCCTTTGACTGTGCTGCCGTCTTGCGGTTTTGCTTCGCTCATCAATCATTCCTTCATCAGTTAATTTTGCAACGCTTCTGGGCTTCAGCGGCATAGCCCTGAAGGTATTGGATCACTTGGTCGTCTTTGATGGCGCTGGCTCGGAGATTGAGAACAGCCCGTCCACCAGCGCCAGAGAGTTCGACTTGTGCTGCATCGCCCATGCCGCCGGTTCTGGTAGTGCTGTTCCCGACGAGCTCGCAGGTGGCAAGGTTTGCTGCCGCGATCCGCACCCGGCGAGTACCAGCAGCAACATCAGCGCGCAACTTCTCATTCTTGGCCTGTTCATCTGCCATTTCCTTCGTGTGCTTCGCATCCAGCGCTGCCAATGCGGCCTGAACCGCTTCGGTACGCTTCTGCTGGTTGGTCAGGTCAATCACTGCCTGATCGCTTTGTTTCTTCAATGCGGCGGTGTGGGCTTCATTGCGTTTGGAAACGTCGGCGTCCCAGCGCAGCCCTTCAATCCACCAGGCCAGCGCGGCGGCCAGCACAATGGCGACTGCCGTTTTCCAGTAAGCCTTCAGCAGAGCAGTAAACAGCGATGTTTCCACTAGGGGATCCTCAGATGCCTAAAGCCTTTTTGGCTACCGCGTAACGTGCCTGACGGTCAGCCAGACCGTTGTCACCACCGTTAATGCGTTTGGTCAGCCCTACAAAGTCGCCGGAATCGGCAAAGCTGTTGCAGTTATTGGCCTTCCAGAACCATCCCGCCGAACGCGCCGCGTACTCGTCCTGCAACAGCAAATCAGGGTTGCTGATCAGGTCGATGCCCAGCGTTCGCCCGCAGGCCAGATAATTATCGAGGAACGTGATTTGCTTCAGACCGCGCCCACGGAATTTATAACCATCACCAGACGCCTTGTTGCCGTATCGACCGGCATACACCAGATTTGCAATGGCGCGCTGGCGCTCTACAGGTAACGGGCCTTCCCCATTCCGGCGCCCGAGCTGTTCCCGCTGTGATGCAGTAAGCCGGTTTCCGAAGATAGCCAGACCAGCAATCGAATAGTTGAATGATTCGGATAGCGTTTTAAAGCCGCCTGATTCCGTGCCAATCTGCGCAATAAATGCTGCCTGGCGCGCTGGCGTGGAAATATCGAATTCAGCCATTGTTGATACCAGATGCGGATACCAGCGCGTGGCTAAGTCGGCGCTCAGTGAAGCCGCCCGGGTAAATTGGTCTTTTGTCATTGCGGAAGTCTCAGGACTTTAATGATTTTCGCCACGTTGCCGCGCACGGCGAATATCGCAATGCAGATAACGAGGTTCAGTAAGAGGATTGCCCAGCGCGTGCCGTCGTAATGATCAAACAGGAAACGCAGCGGAACATGGCCATAAATCAGGATCAGCAGGTAGGCCAGCCACGACGCCCAGCGGCGATGTGTGGCCCCGTTCTTTCGAAAGAAGCTCAGCCGGATAACCACCAACGTACACACCACCACGTTCAGGATTACCAGCGGGTCATTTATTACCACTTTGCCCCCTCCACCGATCAATCAGTGATGTTGGGTTCTTTGCCCGGTTGCTGGCGAACGTAAGCAGCTGCACAGCCAAAGCGGAGATGATCACCGCTCCCAGGGCATCCAATGGTTTATCAGGGTAACTGAGCCAGGCCGCCAACTTAGCGCCAGCAACACCGGCACCGAGCAGGCCACACATAAATGAAACGCCAAAATACGAAATGCGGCGCCACGCTGACAGGTCAACGGCCGACGTGACGTAGAAGACAGCCCCAGCAAAGGCACCGAAAACCACGCCGTAATCCAGACCGGTGAACCAGCCAAACAGGCCGACCGTGGCAAGCGCCGTTGAAGCCGCTGTAGCTGATACCGGCTCGGACATTGATAAACCCCTTATCGCTGTTGGTGTCCTCACAACCGAATTGAGGGCATAAAAAAAGCCACGCAAATGCGCAGCCCTAAAATATTCTTGCCACTTTTCGCAGTGGCCGCGCCCATGCCCTTGGGTGTTCTGTCGCTCCTCGCCGCTTACAACCGGTGCGCGTATGGCTGGCGCGCTGCTTTACCGGTATGCCTTTTTCTTTAATAACCCTCACCAGCGCATATTGCAGTTCGGACCTGCATCTGGCTCCCTCTATCGGGACTCGGGGCAGCATCATTACTGCTGCGTTGGCTGACGCCTGCGGCCTATCCGTTTACTGGTGCATTTTTCTATCCTCCAGAAACGACGAAACCCCGCCGGAGCGAGGTTCTGAGATTGTCTAATCTTTGTGACTACGTAACCGACCTTAACAGATTACAAGAGTTTTTGCGTACGCGTTAGTAATTTTGTATTCTTCAGATCCATTAATCGATCTCGGCTTTTAATTACTCGTCAAATACATGCTTTAATTTTAATTAAATAAAAACAATAACTTATTGGAATTAATAAATTATGACTAAACAGCAAGAAGTTTCTTCTGATACGGAAGTGGTCCAAAAATTCAGCGTACATTATGGCGCAGCGGAAGGCTCAGACCTTGATAAGCATAAAATGAATGCTTATGACTTAGGAATGGCAATAGTCGAGTTCGCTAAAATGGTTAACCGTGCGGACGATATAATTAACAAACAGAGCACATTAGAGCTAGAAGTAACTGCTCCAGCGAAAGAAGGCTCCCTAATCATTGAATTCGCTCTGCTCATAAAAAGCACGGGAGCGCTTGAAGTCATGAAATATTTGGGGATTAGTCTTGCTTCCGGAGCGGTCGCTTATGGGTCTGCACTGGGAGTGGCTAAGAAATTGAGGGATAAGCGGATTCTTGAAGTAAAAAGTGAAACCGGTTCTGATAAAGCAACGCTCGTTTTAGATGATGAAGAAATTACTTGCAACAAGACTGTTGCCCTGCTTGTTTCTGACCCAGTCATCAGGCAATCTATGAATGAAATTATTACCCAACCCCTGAACTCTGAAACAAAACCTACCTTCAAAATCGAAATGGATGGAGAAGATGTTTTCAGAGTTGAAGATGATGAGATTCAAGATTACACACCTCTCCCTAAAGCATCGCTTTCGCATCAAAAAGTTGAATCAATAACCGCTAATGTTCTATTAACACAGGTTAATTTTGATTCGAGCCGCGGCTGGAAGATGCTTTACGAAGGAAAGGAGATTGCGGTCAAGATGGAGGATAACTCCTTCATGGCCCGGGTAGAACATAGTGAAAAAAGTTTCACAAAGGGTGACATGTACGAGGTTGCACTGTCTATAATTTCCAAGACCACAGCGCGATCTCAACGTACTGAATATGTAATCACAAGGGTGATACGCCACCGAGCCTCTGCAGATAGGAAACTCTTTTAACGTGAGCGAAGTTGAAGCGATCAGTATCATTTCTCAATTTATAGGATGGGCAGGCTTAATAGCCTTTGTCCCCTTGCTGTATCGCTTTGGCTATGCTTTCTCGTACTACTTGACTGGAAGACTAAAAAAACACCAAAAGCTTATCATTCAGTACAAAAAGGATGATCAGATCATCAATGAGATTGTGGTTAATCTCGATTCAAAGTCCCCGTTAATCAAACAAATTGAAGCTGCCAAGCGAGGAACTCTATGAGTACAGTTCCTCACGATAATGCTGTTGGCTTAAAGGCGGCAGTAGGAAGTACCGCTAGCATTGGTTCAATATTAATTGGCTTAGCAAATTTTATACCTGGAGATTCTGGAAAAATTTTCACACTTTTAGTACCTGTGATTAGCTCTGCGATTTCTTGGTTTGGGATTTACTGCTACAACCGTTGGATGGAACCCCAAGCAGTAGTTTCTTGGCGATCAGCACTAAAAATGGACCTAAAAGAGCAATTAGAGGTAATTAACGACATTAACTGCGATGAAGCTACGAAAACACAAGCTCGGGAGGTTTACTCCCGAACTAAGATGAAGTTGGCGACCTTGAGGCAAGATTATGCATCAGGAACGTTAAACATTCGCTCCTCTGATTAAGTGATTTTTAAAAACTGCTTAGCATAGAAAGGCAACCATCGATAAATCCTTGCGCTGTCTGCATATCCTTCCTAACAGTTCCGTCTGAGCATTTTCGTCTTTTCGCAATTGATCTTAGCGATACAGAAAAAACATAATGCAAAATAACTAATTCATACTCTTCCATTCTATATTTTTTAAGCCTTGCTACGCATCCGTCAATCATAATTCCCTCGTCATCAGAGCATTGCAGCCTGGGCTTGGAAGCTTGGGGAAGTAACCCTTTGAATCCAGCCGCGATCGGGGAAAAATCCACACCACTATTGTCGCTGGCTGCCCATGCCCCCCAAAGTTCTAATGTCTCATCAATATCACGCATTTTTCTCTCCACACTTATTTTTGCTTGCCGGTAGCGATAACACCCATCGCCAGCGCGCGGTCTAATGTCTTCAGCACCAGAAATTCCTGCGTACCGTGTTCTTCTTCCCAAGCCGGAGTATTCGCATGAAGTGAGTCGTGACAACGTCTGCACAGCGGGATCACAAACAGGTCATGCGCTTTTGTTGCCATACCGCCAAAGCCATTGCCGGTGATGTGGTGCGGATCATCGGACCCGTTGCCACAGCCACAACATGGCTGGCGCTTTACCCATTGGGTATATTTTGCGTTTTCGTACCGGCGGCGCTTTGGGATCCGGACATATGATTCCGGCGTCTCCGGGTCGATGGCCAGTGCCAGCACAGGTTTGATATTGTTGGCCAGCACCTCGGAAGGATGTCTTTCCCACGGGTCAACATCGGCTTCTTTCCGTTGTCCGCCTGGCGGCTTGTATTTCATCCCCAGCGCCGCGCAGATCACTTCTTCCGGCAACTGATGAACCAGCCCTTTCGAAACAGCCCACCAGCACAACTCCGGCAGCGTCAGGTGACTTCCTTCCGGCAAGCTATACCGGTGACGGATTGCCTCAGTCACGAATTCAGCGGCGTTCGCCAGCGCGGTAGCGTCCAGTTTTGGCGATTCTTTTTCCCGAAACTCGTTGTCATGCGCCCAGCACAGGCAGACAACGCCACGACCGCGGGGAACCTGCACCAGCTCATGGTGATGAAATTCCCCGCTGTAGTCCGGACACTGGCACACACGGTGGCGTTTAACCCACAGCGTCAGCGCGTCCATGCCGCCAACTCTGGCGATTACTGCTGGTGATGACAGGAAACCAGACAGGCGCGGGTCACGTGAAAGAGACTGCGCTTCTGCCGGTACCACACCATCAGGCAGTTTATGGAGTTCGGCTGGCTCGTTGGTGATCAGCAGGCGTTTACTGCTGAAGAACTTCACTAGGTCTGCCGGCAGCGCGAACTGCACGATCCCCAACTCTCGCTGGGGGTATGGTTTCAGTAATGCTCTCACGCCGCGTTCTCCTGTTTCTGGCGCAGATAACCAGCCCATAGACCGGCAACCCATTCAACACCCTTCGCCGTGAAGCGTGCCTGACGGAATGCATGCTGGCTATTCGGGCTGGTACCGGTTTTCACCTCAAATCGACCTGCCTCTAAATGATTGGCCTTTGGCGTCAACTGGCCTTCCAGCCGGTAAACAATGTCTTTCTCGAGCAGGAACAACCGGAATTCCGGTTCTTTCGCATGCAGCAATTTGCAGACCGCGCGGAATCCCATGGAGCCCTTAGCCATGACGTACTGATCAACGAAATCAACTTTCGGCGCGGCCAGCACCAGCTGTGACTCCAACGCCAGCTTTTCGTCGGCAAGGTCAGCAGCCAGGCGGAGAGCCTCGGGCAATGACTGGGGTAACTGGCTTTTAGATTCCAGTTCCTGCCAGCGGTCAACTACCGCGGCGGTGAACTCGGGCGACAGACGGGCAACCAGCACCAGTGAATCGCGCTTATTGAACCAGTACTCCTGATACTCCTGACCGTTCTGCTCATGAAAATAGGGGGTGTGCGCCAACGGCGCGCTTAAAATTCCACCAACTGCAAGCCGTTCGGCTGAGCGTTTCACATCGCTATGCTTACTCTGCACAAGCTCAGCAATTTCACGGCTCGACATCGTTACCACTTTTCCTGACAGCAAACTGTTCGACATAATCACTCCACACGTTAATCCGGCTGCACACCGGTAGGTTTGAAATCAGTAATCGTTATTTCTGCCTTCCCTTCTTTAGTAACCGGTCCCCATTCGACCGTCATTCGTTTTACCTGATTGTCGTCTTTCCAGATCCCTGCGTGGGTCAGGCCATCAAACAGCGCCTTCTGGAAATTATCTAAATCGCGTTTCGCTCTGGTCGGCGGGTAGAGCACCAGATGCACATCCAGTTCGGTGAGTAGTGCCCTCGGGCGGCTACGCAACTGCTGATAAATCGACGCCAGCGCATTGGAACGGAAGATCCGCCCGCGCTCGCTGATCAGCACACCCTTTCGGGTTGAGCGCCAATAACCGTTGACGCTCGGCGGGAATGGTAACGTCAGGATCATTCTTCCTCCTCGATAACCGACTCGCAGGTAAACTGGATTTCGCTATCAAATGGAAGTTCTCCCCCCAGATGAATAACCGGACCGAAAGCCTGCATGAGTGACCAAAGCTGAAATTTTGAATACCCCTCGGAATCAGTAGCTGGTGGTGTAAAGTCAGGCAGGCTTGGTGCAATGCGCTGAAGTTCTTCACGATTCGATTTCATGACAGACAGGCCAAATTCGTTCAGCTTTACTTTGACGTAGTTATTTATATTTACCGTTGCCGTTTTCACTATTTCACCTCCCCTGCTTTGAGCAGGCTATTCAGCACAGCGTCAGCATGTTCCCGCGCAGCCGTGTAATCCGAGGGGTGCAGCTCCCCCTCAGGGGAGACTGCTTTTAACCAACCTCGATAGGCATCCAGCCAAATACTTTGGAGTTCTTTCACGCAGCCACCTCTTTCTCAGCGCCGCACATTTCCGGCAGATTTGCGCGCACCAGTGCTTCAGCGAACGGCGGCGGTACCGCATTGCCACAGCGCGCAACCTGTTTATCTTTCGCGTATTTGGTGCCGCGGTAATCCTGATCGATGATGTACCAACTCGGGAAGCCCTGCGCCGCGTAAAGCTCATGCGGTTGAAGCATACGCATGCCGATATCAACGATCTGGTAATCTACACCCTCAACTGTTACCAGCCCGAACCGGTCATTGGTTGTGACCGTATGCAGGGATTCGTCCAGGCTGACGCCTTCTTTTTCGTTGCCGTAATACTTGAGTAAGAAAGCGCGAACCTCACCGATATGCAGGCCACCGGCAGTGATGGTTGGGGCTGGTTGAGTGACGGGCTGGCCGTCTTTGCAGGTGCCACGCAACTTAATCAGATTGGATGTGACCAGCGCATGATGATCGGTGGTGGTAACTGTGTGAGCTGGTGCATCCATCGCCGCGCCAGCACCGGTGTAGTTACCGCCGAAGTGTTTCGCGAGGAAAGCCGTGCATAACTGACTTTTTCCGCCACCGCCCGCCGTGATAGTGCCGTTTGGCTCATCAGCAGCGTGTCCAACACTGTTGCCAAACTGCCGGGCGATCACCGGAGCCACCAACAGGTGTTCTGCTTTGCTGGTTACAGTGGTCAATGGCTTGCCAGCTGCATACGCCATGCGGTCACCGCCGAAACCGGTTTGTCCGATCCGGGCAATAACCGGAGCGATCAGCGCAGAGTGGGATTCTTTCATAACTGTGTGAAGCGGAACATCTGCTGCACGCGGTTTGCCCTGATACTCGGAACCACCGGCACCTGCAATGAAAGGTGACAGGGTCGCTTCAACCATGCCAAGAGCATGCCCATTTCCGCCCGGTCTTTCTGAGCTGCCAGCGGTGATCGTCGGCAATGGTTCATCAACTTCCTGACCAGTCGCACCAGTGCGGAATTTGGTGATGTGTGGGGTAACGACCGCATAACCGTGGGTTTTCGTGATCGTCTGAAGTGGCTCATCCAGCGCCTGACCACGGAAGCAGTTATAAACGGATTTGGTGCTGGTGTGATTGCACTTCACGATAAACGGCGTCGGGTTGTCGATTACAAAGCGCTGGACGCCACGGGCAATACGTTTCAAGGTGTTCTCTGCCAGCGGCTTTTTGCGTTCGAAGATGCTCGGGCATGGGATAGACCAGTCGATACATTCGGCGGCAGTTCGGTATGGCGCCAGATTGCCGCTCTGCACATCGAGAGATTTTGGATCGCCGTGGCTGGCTACTGGCCACTGAACCGGCTGGCCGTCGCAGCGCATCACCATGAAGAACCGGCGGCGGATGGTCGGCGCGCCGAAGTCACATGCACGCAACTCACGATGATCGACAACGTACCCCAGTCCGGACACCAGGCGGCGGACGTCGTCGCTATTCACATCGATGTTCAGCACTTCACAGCACTCGGCAATCGCTGGATGATCAGCGGCAATGCCGGTTGTCAGCATGCCAATGAACGCGGCAAAGGTTTCTCCAGCGTGCGCTGGATCCGGGTGCTCAGTGCCGTCTTTGGCAGTCAGCAGCGGCCCCCACGTTTTAAACTCTTCAACGTTCTCCAACATCACGACGCGCGGGCGCTTCGCGAGTGCCCAGCGGATCACAATCCAGGCCAAACCACGGATTTCTTTCTTAACCGGTTTGCTGCCCTTAGCTTTGCTGAAATGACGGCAATCCGGGCTGAACCACGCCAGACCAACCGGGCGGCCAGCGGTCGCTGCAACAGGGTCAACATCAAACACCGATTCGCAGTAGTGCAGCGTTTCAGGGTGATTGGTGCTGTGCATGGCGATCGCGTTCTCGTCATGGTTGATCGCAATATCAACGCTACGGCCAGTTGCCATCTCAATACCTGTGCTCGCACCGCCGCCGCCTGCAAAATTGTCTACGATGATTTCTTTCACGCTGTTGCTCCCATTTTGCGGGCAAGTGTGCCGGCGGTATCAATGATCTGGTCTACCGGCATTCCGTCCATTTTCAGGCGGTTGATGTGGTGACGAAGTTTGTTTTGTAAGTGCGCGGCGAGATTTGACGACTCGGCGACCTGGTCAAAGAGATGGTTCACTTCGGCTGGCCATACGCGGTTGTTGGTTTCAGGTACTGGAATAATTTCTGGAATATTTTGTTGCTGGGTTTGTTGTAAACCGGCTGCCATAGTGCGGATCTGGAATAGAAACGCCTCGCCTTGCGCCAGCAGTTCTTCACGGTCGATGTAGTTGAAGGCAGGACCACGCCACTTCTTATCAAAGACGGCAACAGCGCCAGCAAAGAAAGCGCCAGATGGGACCTGTTTTTCGTCTGCAGGGACAAACCATTCAGGGAGGTCAAAGCCAATTCGTCCACGGATGAATGAAACGTGGTCAGCGTCTTCCGGCCACCAAGTTTCTGATGTCGCCGCCTTGATAAGGAACACATACCGGCCGCCGAGCTCACGCATTTTGAATGTGTGGTTCATGATGTGTGACATGCCAGTAACCTGCTGGCCTTGGTGCTGGCTGGCGCGGGAGTACGGCGGGTTTCCGAAAGCAGCTCCGTTCAGTTCGCCTAATCTGGCTGACCAGTCGTGAGTCAGTGCATTGTCTTCAACGGTATAGAACGCCGGGCATTTGCTATTTTCGCCATCAGTAAACAGATCGAGAACCAGCGGACCGAACATCGCGTTGATACCCCAGAAAAGGGCGTCGGGCGTGCGCCACTGGTCACCAACTTCTTTAAGCTTGTGGATAGTCAAAGCTTTCTGCTCGGTGAGAGCCTGTGAGTATGGATTTGTCATGCTGCTTTCACTCCCTGCTGGCGCTGGGCGCACTCTTTCCAAATCTTGGCCCACTGCGATATGGCGAAATCGGCGCGCATGCTGCGGATGTTGGCTTTGCTGGCTTCGGCGCAAACCGTTTTTTCCAGCGCACTCGGTGCCTTGGTTGCCGCTACACCGCTAATGAACCGGCGGTATGCCGCATCCCGCTCGGCTGCATCAATTGCAACGTCACCTTCGCGCTCCCACTTCCCGTTTTTGCGCGCTGGACGCCCTGCACGATTCCAGGCGTTAGCGCCTTCGAGGTAGCCAGGGAACTTTGAAGGTTGAAAGAGCGTGGACGGTCGCAGGTACTCGGCCATTTCCAGATCGCCGCCCCATTTGGCATGCATGTAATCAACCGTCAGCTGATGTTCTTCAGTGGTGAAGCCTTCACGCAGTCTGGCGCGGATGTTATCCAGTGAGGATTTGCTGACCTGATAGCGTGAGCCGGTGGTCTGGTTCAGGTAATTCAGAACCTGTTTAGCCTGATCAGTAATTTCGACTTCTGCGTCGGTCTGCGCAGCAGGCTGACAAGAGGTTTTATTATCTGATGGATCTTGTTTTGAATTTACTAACGGATCCCCCCCAGATTCTGGCGGGTGAAAACCGGTGTTCGTGTTGGATTTTGATGCGTCAAATTTTGACCGGTCAGAATTTGAGGTGTCAGATTTTGATGCGTCAGAATCTGACGGTTCAGCAGCAGCACGAAGCTTCGCAATATTCAGCTGGTACATGTTCGACGTATTGCGGTTTCCCTTGCGGCGCTGGGTACTGGTGATCCAGCCGTCAGCCTCAAGTTTGCCCAACGTAGTGCGCACAGTGCTTTCGCCTGCACCTAGTTGGCGGGCAATGGTGGTGATCGACGGCCAGCACAGGCCTTCGTCAGAACTGAAGTCAGCGAGGCGCGCCATAATGGCAACCGCCGATATTTTTAAACCGGCAGCAGCGCAACCATCCCAGACGTATGCGGATAACTTAACGCTCATAAGACCCTCTTAAACTTTCGCCGGAATTGTTCAGTAGGCTGGGCGCACTCATGCGGGTAACCGGCGCGCATGAAGATGACGCGATCCCCTGCTCTGTCGAAGCCCACGACGTGTACCACAACGCCCCGCCAATCCTTGTAACGCCTGTCCAGCTTTTGGATTTCTTCAGACATGCCGTCACCTTCTGGCTGCTCTGGCGGACGTAACCTACCCACCACGCCGCGAACTGGTAGTTGCACGGCATCCAGCGGTTACCTATCATCACTTCATACGAAAGAGAGCCAGCGGCCCCGCCTGTCGCAACACAGCGGATTTGCGGAACGCCAGCTTTTATGAGTAGACTGTTCATGCGTTAATCACTCCACACACGTTTTTAATGCGCCGACGCCTCGGGCCTGCACTCCTGAGGCGTCAACCCTTTCATGCAAAGCCACCACTGACTTCACGTACTCATCGCGGGCAGCTAAATGCTTACGATGAAGAGCCATAATTTCTGCCTTCTCGCCTTCATCAATCACCCCGTCGTCTGCAATCGAAATATTTATCTGCTGATCGACCTTCCCACTCTTAGCGGCAACCTTTACCCCTTTGATAAACAGGTCAACGTGGTCCAGTTCGTCACGATTGGGGATTTCAACGAAAAAACCGCCGCGGCGCTGGGCGAAGTAGTCAGCCAGGTGATTGGTGCTACTGATGTCCTCCATCGCTTCCAGTTCAACAATTTCGAAGAACCGGCAGCCGTTCTTTTCGTACAAATTGTTGTTGAACTGCGTTTCAGTCATGCCCAGAGCGCCAGCCATAGCAGACCGACCGCCGGGATAGGCTTTGCACATCGTTTTAACTACTGATTTCAGGTCTACCATGTTGTTTTCCCTTTGGTAGTTATGGTCGTTCGCCACTGGTGATAGCCTTTTTGTAAAGTGTTGGGTCGTATTTCAGTTCACCTTTGGTTCTATATGCAGCTTCGGCAGCTCGGCCTTTCGGGATCAGTTGACCAGGGCGCTTTCTCCACAAATAAAATGCTTCAGGGGATATCCCAAAAAACTCAGCGACTTTACCGGGTTCGCCAAAATATTTTTCAAGGTCACTCGTCGTCATAACACCTCCGGTTTCTAAATTAATTTAGATAGTATTATTTAATTTTATTTTGATCAATAAAAACTAAAATAACTTAGGTTCATTAAGAGGATGGAAAATGCTTACCCAAGGGCAGCGGATAAAAAACCTTCGTAAAGACAGGAAACTGACTCAAGCTCAGGTCGCAAAGGCGCTAGGTGTTAGTGATGTGACTATTGGCTACTGGGAACGTGACCTGAATGAACCGGGTGGGAAGTCTTTGAGTAATTTGGCGGCTTTTTTCGGTGTTTCTGAGGCTTTCATTCTTTACGGTAAAGAAGAAATTTCTAACATCATTCCCGCATCTTTTGGGACACGCCAGATCCCCATTATCAGTTACGTTCAGGCTGGTATCTGGACATCCGCGTCGGACGCAAGCAACCTTGAAGGTAATATTGACTATATCCTAACTGACATAGGACTATCACCCCGTTCTTTTGCCTTAAAAATCAAAGGAAAGTCAATGGAGCCAGAGTTTACTGAAGGTGATCTAATTATCGTTGATCCGGACATAGGTCCGCTGCCTGGTGATTACGTTGTAGCGAAGAATGGTGAACATGAAGCAACATTCAAAAAATACAGAGCACGTGGCAGAGATGCTGGGGGTAATGAGATTTTTTCACTTGTGCCTCTAAATCAAGATTTCCCAACAAAACATTCTGACCAAGAACCCATATCAATAATTGGCGTAATGGTAGAGCACCGAAAATTCAGACGGCGTTGATCCCCCCTTCCTACTAGCCCTACTTCATTCAAAACACCTTTCAGTTATAAATCTAAATATTTTTAGTTTTCACTGTTGCATTAAAAACTAAATTATTTTAGATTCACACCATCAGCAGTGATCAACGTGGATGCCCACGCAGTAGTTGCAGGTGGCAAAGAAGCATCGAATGATTCTCTCAGGTATCAGCAGCACGACGGCAAGAACAGAGCAGCTTAATGAAGTATCGGGATGGATAAGCAAGAACCGAAAACTGTTGGTCTGGCATCTTCGAATGAAGAGTTCATCGAAGAAACGGATCCTTAAAGCTTGCAAGAGCAAGCACAAGGGAGTAGCCGCCTTTATAGAAGACGGCGAGATTACCAAAATTAATCTCTTATCTTCGGATTGAAAGCTTCAATTCGGTTAATGAGCAACTTGGTTGCCGAGGCAACGGCAGGATCCTTACCTTTATAAGCTTGAGCATGACGATTTAGATTTTCAATGACGTCGCTCTTTACTGTGGGTAAGACGGTTGAAACGGAATGAAGCGCTACGGTGAATGCGTTCTCAAGAGCTTCAATCCTACGGGCTAAAGTGACTAAATTAGTCGAAGCGTTTTTCACCTTCATTTCCTTCTTGGCTGTGTGAGAACTACCAAGATAACACCGCCGCCTGAGGTGGAGAAGTGACCAGGCACACAACAGAAAGAACACTGTAGCTTAATGGCAGTTTGAATAATTCAACCCTGGCGGCTGGATTCAATATGGTGAAAGAGGTGGTCTGGCATATGCGGAACTAGGGCAATATAGGGAGTGTCCCTGAATGTGACTACTGAGCTCACATCTACTGGGTGGTGGCAAAGAGCGCAGACGAGTGAGGAAACCATGTCAGAGCTTGGATAATTGGAAGAGGCTACAAAACGTTCAGAAGTACATTTCTCACAAGAGAGTTTTATATCAGGCATTTTTAGAACTCTGGCGATAGGTGCGGGACTTAATTGGAATTATTAAGAGTTTTCCTATTCATATTTTAGTGTAGCAGCTTTCTCCATTTTCGTCGGATTAGTGCAGCAGAAAGATCACTGATAAGTCGGTACAGCAGGTAAGCGCATTGGTCGCGAGTGTTCTTACCGCTGAAACCAGAGTAAATAAGGGTCGTAAAAACAACCCCGGAGCGAAACCGGTATACCCATTGCTCAACCAGCGGCTCTTATCTATGCCTGAGCAAATTAATTGCCACAACCGGCAAGGGCTTCGATCAACCCAAAAACAGTGTGCAGCATATTTCTCTCTTAATGTGTGGAGTAATTTTATGACCTGGTTAACCACCTTTTCCGGCCAGCATCTGGATTTCTCAAATCCTAATGTGCTCGCCTTCAATATCGCCGACATCGCGCAGGGTCTGTCCCACGAATGCCGATTTGCAGGGCAGATTGCCGACTTCTACAGCGTGGCTCAGCACTCTGTTCTGTGCAGCATGATTGTTGAACCGCAATACCAGCGCGAAGCCCTGTTGCATGACGCCACTGAAGCGTACATGAAGGACATCCCCGCACCGCTGAAACGCATGCTGCCGGACTATTCCCGAGTAGAGCGCCAGATTGACGCCCTGATCCGCGAGAAGTACAAACTGCCACGCGAGATGAGCGCCATCGTCAAAACTGCTGACCTGATCATGCTGGCGACCGAACGCCGGGATCTGGAAGTAGATGCTGATAACTTCTGGCCGATTCTGAAAGGTATCAAACCGACAGACATTCTTATCACACCTCTCAACCCAGTACAGGCCAGAGCTTTGTTTATGCGCCGCTGGGAAGAGCTGATGTTCTGATCAGGGGGAAATCATGGCTAAAAGAAAAATAGTACAGGTACAAACGAGTTGCGGGTATCAAGGATACGAATTTGGTGCGCACTATCCGGATAGCGTCTGCATCGACGGCGAACTGTGGGATGCAGACAGCGGATTCGAAGGTTATCTCAGCAACGGCGGGGATATTCCTTGCCCTCAATGCTGCCGTGCCGAGTGGCTGGCCTATTACCGGCCAGAAATCATCGAAGTCGGTGAAGAGCAGGGTTACGAAGGGGAAACTCCAAAAACCGTAAAGCATGGCGGCTTCCCTGAGGTCATTCGCGGGGATATCGACGCAATGCGCAAGGCTCGCCGCTGGATTAAGCGCGGCTGGTACCGTGGAAGAAAAGAGCGCCAGAAAGAAGAAGCGGAGTACGCATGATGACTGAGGCAACCCAACACCAGATCGGCCTGATGCAGCATGCACTGGGAATCAACGAGAATCGCCGGGAACCATACCGTAATTATTTCCTCACCAGCGGCGGCCACAGTGACAATGCTGATCTGGAATCTCTCGTCACTGCAGGCCTGATGACTTCCCGCGCCGCGCCGTCCTTCTGTGCTGATGGTGATGTGGTTTACCACGTCACGGATGCTGGTCGTGAGATGGTAATTGCGGCACTGCCAGAGCCAAAGAAACGCACCCGGTACGAAGAATATCTGGCAGCTGATTATGGCCACTCGTTTGCTGAGTGGCTGGGTATTAATGTACCGAAAATTGAATACGGTTCGTGGTATCCGAACCACGGGAAATTCCGCATGGTTTCCCATCGCGCTGCCGGTGAATGGTGTAATACCCAGAAAGAAGCCAAAGCCAGTTACAAAAAGAAGCTCAGCGCCAGCAAAGAATTTCGGGAGGCTGTATGACTGATACAACAGCTATTGCAGCGCTACGTAACAAATTCGGCAACAGGCTGCCAACACCAGAACAAGCCAGGGAAAAATTCACTGACTTGCTAAACAGTCAGCACAGCTCATCATGGTTCCTTGCCCCGCATGCCATCGCCCTACTCGACCAACTCGAAGCAGCAACAGCACTGGCTCACAGTATCGAAGAAGCCCGTTGCAATAATTTTTCAAAAAGTGGCGCGCAGTTCTGGAGTGATCCACGAATTATTACGCTTGCTACTCAGCTTATTGAATGCTTCGAACTTGACTTGCAGGACCTCATGACAAGTGAAGAGCATCCAGATGACAATGAATCTGCTAACGCAGTCCACGCAGCCGGTTTTACTACAGTTAAGGGGGAGTGATGGCAAATTCACTGCTTGAAACCTGTAATCGCTGGCAGATTCAGCGTGCTGTGATATTGGAAAGAAATCCAGACATGGCAATGACCCTCGACGCTCTGGATGACATGATTGGGCACTCCGTTCGTTCTGCGCTCACCATAGCCCACCGCGTAGACTGGGATTTTCGTGAAGCTGAGGAACTGGCAAAACAGGTGGCGGAGTCAGGCAACAGTAATGCCTAAGCGCGCTCATTTAGTCAGGCGGATTTTCGTGAAACGAATGCTGAATCTGTGGTTTGTTCCAGTTGAGTTTGCGCCAGCAATGCCGCCAGGGGAGAAAATGCTCTGGTGGCGAGCTGGGAAATATTACGGCCGATTTCGGATCAGCCAGTAAGCCGGTGTGCAGCCGGCTATAACTAAAAGTGTGGAGAAAAAGCGTATGGGCCAACTCGTACCTTTGATGGAATGGGCATCCAGTCCGAAAGGGTTTAAATATCCACCAGCGCCAGCAACACTTCATCGGTATGCAAAAACCGGCCAGATCATACC